ATTGGCGACAAACATCTCTGTTTCGCGCACGCGAGGCCAAATGGTGACAAGCGTAAAACAGGGAGTGTTCACCATGGCCTATGACTTCGACACCGCCCGGGTGGCGACCACGCCCAAATCCGAGATCGTCGTCGACATGATGGCAGCGTTGCACAAGCTTGATGCGCTGGCGCGCGACATGGAACGCAAATGGGGCGCGTGCCGGTTGCCAGCACTGGTGCCCGAGGATCTGGCCAAGCGGTTCTATTCGCAACACCGCAAGGTCTCGCTGGCGTTGCGCGAGGGGCGCAACCAGGATGCGCTTCATGAGATCGAGCGCATGGTGACCGCCTGGCGCTTCCTCGATCGCGAGGCCGACCGCCTGGGCGCAAAGCCGATCCATCCTGCCGTCTGGGAGGTCGCGCTTTCCGATGGCACCGTGGTGGCAATCGTTCAGGACGAGGATTCTGCAGCGGCCGTCGATCCGCAGGACCGCGCCATGAAGGTCTACATGCTGTCCGAGATCGCTCGCCTGATCGAGGCCATGCCAACCGTGATGGCAATCAAGGAGCAATGGCCCGGCGCCAGGGTCATGCCGACACGCACGATCACTGCCGACAACTACTGGTGGGAGCATGGCGATGAACTGCCGTTTTGACCGACCCCGCAGTCGCGATGACAGCGACCTGATCTGGACGCCCAAGCTGGTCGAGGAGCGCCTCGCTGAAGCTGCTGCCGTGCTGCAGCGATTGCCTGCGCCACGGCGACAGGGATATTTTAATACGTGGCCTCGTCACAGCTATGAGTTCGGCGACCTCGTGGACCAAGCGCCACGGCAAACATCGTTGCCACCACCATCGCCTGCTGCGATTTCACGCATGGAAGAAACGCTGACATGGACAATCGGCTTGGATCCAATCGATGGCAGGATTATCTGGCTGCGCGCTCACAACACACCGTGGAAGGCGATCTGCTGGAAGGTCGGCCTGCAGCGCTCGGCAGCCAATGAGCGCTGGCTCTACGGATTGTGCGTCATCGCCATGAATCTCAACCGGCAGCCGGTGCCGAGAAAGCGGTCGCGGCGCTATGTGATCGAACGAATGAAGGACATTTCGGCTACAGCGCTGCTTTAAGATGCAGGCGATGGGATGGAAATGCGACTGTCAGCTCGCCGGAAGCGAACGGTAGAAAGCAATCATTCGTGGCGGCTGGGGGGGGGGCAGTTCAACCCTCCCGTTTAATCGGCACTACGTAATCAAATATCAACGTGAATACGAAGGTGAAGACCAGGAAAAATATCAATAGTGCCACTTGCATCACAAGTGCATCGAGCGGTCCCACCTGGTACCAGAACATGAATAGCGGGATCAGTATGGCAATCAGGCCGAACTCGAAACCAGCGGCATGCACTACACGCAAGCCAAGGGAACGGGTCTGAATTCTGCGGATTCGCTCCCACCTCTCAAAGAGCGTGTTGTAAATAAAGTTCCAGACAACCGCAGCAACGGAGCTTGCAACAGCAGCCGGCAGCGAGCCCTGCGCCTCGCCTCCGCTGAGGGTCGCAAGAAGCATGGTTGCAAAAGCTATCGCGAATATTTCAAAAACGACGACGTAGGTGATCCGTCTTGCAAGTGGAGAGAGTGTCATCTGCCTTCGATTCGGTCTGAATTTTTGTGATTTTGTAACCAGGTAACCCAAAATCCCCACTAAATGCATCTTGCAGACAACTGCTTTTGGTTTGACCCGAAATGACGGCAATATCTCCATTTGGGTTGACACTGCATCGATCGTAGTCGTGCGAAGAATGTCCGCCGGACATACCGCAACAGGACAAAACCTGCTGGTTTGGGGTATATTCTGGATATACTTGCGAGAGTAGCGCGCCTGCGTCGGAGACGATCCAACGCAGGCGTTTTCGTTTCCGGCACCATTATTTCCATCATTGAGATCAGCAATATGGCCGTTCGACCCCCCATCCACCGTCCGGTCGGATGGCGCGAGAAGCGTGAGCGCGACCGGGACCATGACCGCAAGCGGGATCCGGTTGTCCGGGCGCTTTACCGCTCGAAGCGGTGGCGGACCGAACGGCTGGCATTCCTGCGCGCGCATCCGCTCTGCAGCGAGTGCCGTCGTCATGGTGTGATCCGTCCGGCAACGGTCGTCGACCACATCGATCCGCACCGCGGCGATGAAGCGGTGTTCTGGGACCGGACCCGGTGGCAGGCGTTGTGTGCGTCCTGTCACAGCCGGAAGACAGCGAGCCAGGATGGCGGTTTCGGCAATCCTGTGCGTGCCACGCCGTCGAAAGGAGCATGGGGATCGCGATCCTGAGGCCCCCCCGGGGCCTGAAAGTCGGGGAGCTTTCGATCGCAGACCAGGGCGCGCAAGAAAAACATGCGTGGCCAAAATGGCGCATGGGGGGTGCCAAGATAAGATGTTGAATTCATTGGATGCAGAAAATGGCCATGGCAGAACCTGCCGGTAGCACTACGCGCGACCACACCCGCCAGTTGGCCGTCGAATATCGCCGGCTCGACGATCTGGTGCCCTATGCGCGCAACGCCCGCACGCACTCGGAAGCGCAGGTCGCCGAGATTGCCGGGTCGATCCGCGAATTCGGCTTCACCAACCCGGTGCTGATTGCCGAGGATGGCACCTTGATCGCCGGGCACGGCCGTGTGCTTGCCGCGCGCAAGCTCGGCATGGAAACGGTGCCGGCCATCGTGCTGTCGGGCTTGTCGGAAACACAGCGCCGGGCGCTCGTCCTGGCCGACAACCGCATCGCCCTCAACGCAGGATGGGATGAGGACCTGCTGGCGCTCGAACTTTCCGACCTGCAGGAGGCAGGCTTTGATCTCGGCCTGACCGGCTTTGATGACGACGAATTGCAGGATCTGCTCTACGGTAACCGCGACGAACAGGACGGGCTGACCGAGGACGACGCCATTCCGGAAGTGCCGGCAACGCCGGTCACCCGACGCGGCGATCTGTGGCTGCTCGGGGACCATCGTCTTCTCTGCGGTGACAGCACCGATCCAGCGGACGTCACCCGCCTGATGAACGGCGAGCGCGCCGCCCTGTTTGCGACCGACCCGCCCTATCTCGTCGATTATGACGGCACCAACCATCCGACGAAAAAGAACGCTTCAAGGCGGGCGAAGAAAATTGCCAACAAGGATTGGTCCGAAGACTACATCGAACAGCCGCACTGGGACGATTCCAGCCAGGGACCGCAGTTCTACGAGGCGTTCTGCCAGGTAGCAATCGACCATGCCCTCGAGGAGAACGTCGCATGGTACTGCTGGCATGCTTCACGCAGGCAACGGATGCTGGAGAATGTCTGGGACCAGTTCGACGTCCTGCATCACCAGCAGATCATCTGGGCCAAATCCCGTCCTGTGCTGACCCGCTCGGTGATGCTGTGGGCGCATGAGCCGTGCCTGTTCGGCTGGCGCCGTGGCAAGAAGCCGAGAATCAACCGCGAGGGCTTTGAGAACTGGCCGACGACGGTGTGGAACATCCCGTCGTCGGAAATCGAGACGCGCGAGCATCCGACCTCAAAGCCGGTGCGCGTGTTCACGCTGCCGATGCAGCTGCATACCCGTCCGGGCGATATCTGTTACGAGCCATTCTCCGGCTCCGGCTCGCAGCTGATTGCCGGCGAAAGGACCGGCAGGAGGGTCTACGGGCTGGAACTGTCGGAAGCCTTCTGCGACGTCGTTATCCGGCGCTGGCAGGAGTTCACAGGCAAACAGGCGACGCTCGAAGACGATGGCCGCAGCTTTGACGCGGTCGCGGCCGAAAGGGTGCCCGATACCGGAGATGCCGCCCAGGATGCAACGGCATGAAGCAGTCGCGCACCATGTCGCTGGTGGAAGCGGTCGCCAATGTTGCCGTCGGTTACGGCATCGCGGTCATCACCCAGATCGTGGTGTTTCCACTGTTCGGGTTGTCGACGACGCTGGCGGAAAACCTGGCGATGGGCGCCATCTTTACCGTCGTGTCAATCGCACGGTCGTTCACCCTGCGCCGCCTTTTCGAAGCGTTACGCCTTCACGGAGGAGGCTCTGGATGAACACAGGAGTTTTGACATGGCCGGCCGCAAGCCGCTGCCAACGCATTTGAAGCTGGTCAAGGGCACCGCCCGACCGCACCGCATGAACGAGGCCGAGCCAAGGCCGGTGGTGGCAGTGCCCGCGCCGCCGGATCACCTCGATGAGGAAGCGCAGGCGAAATTCACCGAGATGGCCGAGATGCTGGCGCGCCATGGCGTGATGACCGAGCTCGATGCTGGCGCGCTCGCTCGCTACGTCGTCATCTGGCGGCGCTGGATCGAGGCGGAACAGGAAGTCAAACGCCGCGGCCACGTGGTGAAGACATCGAACGACAACATCATCCAGAACCCGTTCCTGGCGGTGGCCAACAAATGCCTGGCGCAGATGCACCAGATCGAGAGCGAGTTCGGCCTGACGCCCTCGAGCCGCTCGCGCATCCGCATGGCAGAGCCTGCCGAGAAGGCGGACCCATTTGAGGACTTTCTGACCCGTGGCCGCAAGAAGTAGATCGCGATCCGGCAAGAATGCCTGTCCGGTCACGGCTTACGCCCGCGCGGTGGTCAGTGGCAGGATTGTCGCTGGCCGGCTGGTGCGCCTTGCCTGCGAACGGCATCTGGCGGACCTCAAGAACGGCAGGAAGCGTGGTCTTGTCTGGGATGCTGACGCGGCTCGGCATGCGATCGACTTCTTCAGCCATCTGCGCCATTCGACCGGCGAATGGGCGGGCGAACCCTTCGTGCTGCAACCCTGGCAACAGTTCGTTGTCGGCTCGCTCTATGGCTGGAAGCGCAAGGACGGTCTGCGCCGGTTTCGCACCGCCTATGTCGAGGTGGCAAGGAAGAACGGCAAGTCGGTCCTGCTTGCGGGAACGGCGCTTTATGCCCTGATCGCCGATGGTGAACCGGGCGCCCATGTCTATTCAGCGGCGACAACACGCGATCAGGCCCGCATTGTCTTTGGCGAGGCCGAGCGCATGGTGGCGGCAAGCAGCGCCCTGCAGGCAAGGATCACGCGAACCGTGAACAATCTGGCGGTGCTGCCGACCTCGTCCTGGTTCCGGCCACTGTCGGCGGACGCCACCAAGATGGATGGGCTCAACATTCACTTTGCCGCGGTCGACGAGGTGCATGAACATCCGGGGCCCGAAATCATCCAGAAGCTGAACACCGCAACCGGTGCAAGGCGTCAGCCATTGATCTTTGAGATCACCACCGCGGGCTATGATCGCCATTCTGTCTGCCGCCAGCATCACGAGTTCTCGGTCAAGGCGCTGGAAGGAACACTGCCGACGGAGTCGTCCGACAGCTGGTTTGCCTATATCGCGACCATCGATGATGGCGATGACTGGACCGATCCTGCGGTCTGGGTGAAGGCGAACCCGAGCCTTGGCGTCACCGTCAAGGTTGATGATCTCAAGCGCCAGATTGATGAGGCCAAGGAAATGCCGGCGCAGCAGAACGCCATCCGGCGGCTGCGGCTGAATGAATGGACCGAGCAGGTCACGCGCTGGCTTGATATGTCGGTGTGGGAGGAAGGCGGCCTGCCCACTTCCACGGACTGGCGCATCGTCAAGCATGAGCTGGAGGAGCTGGAAAGCAAGCTTTCTGGTCGTGAATGTTACGGTGGGCTCGACCTTGCGCGCGTCAATGATCTGTCGGCCTTCGTGCTGGTGTTTCCGCCGACACTGGATGAAACGCTTGGAAAGCTTGCCGACAAATGGATCGTCACCTGCCGGTTCTGGATTCCCGAGGACGACATAGTCCGCCGTGTGCGGCGCGACCGCGTGCCCTATGACGTCTGGCGTGATCAGGGATTCCTGACCGCCACCCCCGGCAACGCCACCGACTTCGCCTTCGTCGAGAAGGAAATCCTCGAACTGGCATCCCGCTACGATCTGCGTGAACTCTCCTACGACCGCACCTTTGCCGGCGAGATTGTCCAGCATCTGCAGGATGAAGGCCTGAACCTCGTCCAGTTCGGCCAGGGGTTCTTGTCCATGGCGGCGCCGACGGCGGAACTGGAGCGGTTGTCGGTCTCTCGCGCCCTCTGGCATGGCGGGCATCCGGTGTTGCGCTGGAACGCATCGAACGTTGCCGTGCGCCATGATCCGGCCGGCAACATCAAGCCCGACAAGGAGCGCTCGAGCGAACGCATCGACGGCATTGTCGCGATCTGCAACGCGCTTGGTCGGGCGCTGGCCCGTGACGTCAATGCCGGCCGCTCGGTTTATGAGAGTCGCGGCATCCTGATGCTGTAGGCGCAGGCGCGAAAGAAACGGGAAAAAATGGCATTCTGGTCGAACTGGTTCGGCGGCGCAAAACCGCCGGCCGCATCTCCGCGCGCGTCGTTCCAGGATGCGGGTGGCGGGATCGTCATCACCACGGCGCAGCAGCTGGAAGAGGCGCTGCGGTCCGGAGCGGTGACGGCATCGGGCACGACGGTGACACCCAACAGCGCCATGCGGGTGGCGGCTGTCTATGCCTGCGTGCGCATCATCTCGGGTGCGGTGGCGACACTGCCCTTGCACATCAAGCGCCGCGTCGATGAGCGCACCCGGCAGGATGCGTCCGACACGCCGATCTGGACGGTGCTGCGACGACGGCCGAACCGCTGGCAGACGCCGTCGCAGTTTCGCCGCATGCTGCAGGCGCATCTGCTTTTGCGCGGCAATGCCTATGCCATGATCGTGCGCTCGCGCGGGAATGTGCAGGAACTGATCCCGCTGCATCCCGATCGGGTCGAGGTGAAGCAGACCGACGATCTGACGCTCGAATACACATACAAAAGACAGGACGGACGGCGCATCCAGCTTGCTCAGACGGAAGTGTTCCATCTGGTCGGCCTGACGCTCGACGGCGTCCATGGTGTGTCGGCAATCTCTTACGCTCGCGAGACCATCGGCCTGTCGCTGGCCATGGAAGATCATGGCGCTTCGACCTTCCGCAATGGTGCGCGTGTCAGTGGGGTGCTGAAGCACCCCAACAAGCTCGGGCCAGAGGCTGTCGCCCATCTCAAGGCCGGGCTCGAGGAGTTCCGCTCCGGCGGCGAGCAGGAGGGAAAGAACCTGATCCTCGAAGAGGGCATGGACTATGCCCGCATCGCCATGACGGCCGAGGATGCGCAATGGCTGGAGGCCAGAAAGTTCAGCCGCACCGACATTGCCATGTTCTTTGGGGTGCCGCCGCACATGATCGGCGACACCGAAAAATCCACCAGCTGGGGCACCGGCATCGAGCAGCAGTCGATCGGCTTTGTCGCCTATACGCTCGAAGACCACCTGACCATGTGGGAAGAGGCGATCAACCGCGACCTGATCGGGGCGGATGACAATCTCTACGCCCGCTTCAACCGGGCAGCACTGGTCAAGGGCGACATCAAGGCCCGTTGGGACGCCTATGTCAAAGGCCTGCAATGGGGCGTCTACAGCCCGAACGAAATCCGCGCGCTCGAAGATCAGAACCCGCGCGACGGCGGCGATGTCTTTTATCCGCCGCCCAACACGGCGGGAGCGCCGATCACCAACGACGGCGATGGCGACCGCGACGGGTCGTCGCTCGAAGAGGATATTGACATATGAGCCTTCGCAAACTGCCCGAGGCACGGACGTTCCCTCGGCCGCAGAACTACCAGTGGGATGCGCCGAGCGACGTGCTGGCGAAATGGGCCGAGCACCCGCTGGCCGCTGCACCCAGCGCCAATGGTGCTGACACCGACACCACCATCTCCCTGTTCGACGTTATTGGTGAGGATGGCTGGACAGGCGGCGGCGTCACGGCAAAGCGCATCTCGGCGGCGCTCCGTTCGATCGGCAGCCAGGACATCACCGTTCGGATCAATTCGCCGGGTGGCGACATGTTCGAGGGGATTGCGATCTACAATCTGCTGCGGGCCCATCCTGCGAAAGTCACCGTCGAGGTGCTGGGCTGGGCGGCTTCCGCTGCCTCGATCATCGCCATGGCCGGTGACGACATCCGCATGGGGCTCGGCTCCTTCATGATGGTGCACAATGCCTGGGGCATGGTGATCGGCAACCGCCATGACATGCGCGAGGCCGCCATCCTGTTCGACCAGTTCGATGCGGCGCTCGCCGACATCTATCAGGCTCGCACCGGCATGGAGCGCGCCGATATCGAACAGCTGATGGACGCGGAAACCTTCATGACGGCGGCACAGGCTGTCGAACACGGCTTTGCCGATGTCGTCGACGATGCCCAAATCCATGCAGAGACCAATGCGTCCGCGCAGGTCCGCCCCGAAATCCATGCCAAGCGCCGCATCGATGCCGCCTTGGCGCAACAGGGCATCTCGCGCACGGAGCGGCGCAAGATGTTTTGCCAGATTGCCGGCATGCACGACGCTGCCGACACCGCCACGCACGACGCTGGCTTCCATGCAGCCGCCATCCAGCGGCTGATCGACACCATCAGATCATAGGAGAACCCATCATGGGTATCGAACTCACCCCGCGTGCGCGCGGGATCCTTGCCGTGCGCGCTGATTCCGGCAGCACCACAAAGATCCTCGCTGAGTTGCAGAAGACCTTCGAGGACTTCAAGGCCGAGCGCGACAAGGAGCTGGCCGACATCAAGGCCGGCATGGCCGACGTGGTGCAGACCGAAAAGGTCGATCGCATCAATGCCGAGATCACCGCCCTGCAAAAGGCGCTCGACGAGACCAACGCCATGCTGGCAGCGGTCAAGGTCGGCGGTGTTGGCGGGACGACCGATCCGGACAAGGCCGAGCATGCGCAAGCCTTCGACCGCTTCTTCCGCCGCGGTGTCGATGCCGGCCTGCGTGATCTGGAGGTCAAGGCCAAGCTGACCACCCAGTCCGATCCCGACGGCGGTTATCTGGTGCCGGAAGAGACCGAGGCCGGGATCGACCGGGTGCTCGGCACCGTCTCCACCATCCGCTCGCTCGCCCGCACC